CTGTAAAATAAAACTGTCCAGGGCTTTATTAACACAAGCAAGTCATTTGCAGTGCAAAATAATAAAGTCTTTTTTTAAGCTAATCTATTTAAAACCTTTATGAAAACTTTAAGTTCTTCTATTTCATTTTTTAAATTAACAATCCTTGAAATTCCTAGCATAGCAACTGCTGCATCATCTTCCACAAGAGAGTTATTATAATCTATATTTTCTTTAGCTTTTTTTATTAAATCTTCTTTATTGATTAAATTATTTTGATTCTCATTACTCATAGTTCCTCCATTAGTTGTTGTAATTTTTTTACATATTCTGTAAGTTCTCTTTTATATTCTTCTTTTTCTTCATCTTTTAATTTTTTAACTCTTTTTTCCATTTTTTTAATTTTATTAAAATTAAAATATTTTTGACCAGCTGGAAGAAATTCCATTTTATTTTTTTCTATAGCTGGGAGAAGCTGCTTTCTAATTTCTTTAACTTTGTAAACATCGTTTTCTAAAATACCTAGTACTTCTTCATATTGGAGTTCTTTATTTGTTAAAATCTTTATAGCTTGATCTGAATAAGCAAAAATTTTATCTTTATAGTTTTGAAACTCTAAATACAAATTCCATCTTTTTAAATAAACTGAAACAGCATCTTTTGTAAGTCCTTTAGATTCATACCAAGCCATAAATGAGTTGGTAGGTTTTAAAGTTTTTTCTATTACAGCTAAAGAAGAACACATTTCAAATAAATTATTTTTATATTTTTTATATGTATTCATAAATATCTTTTCTTGTTCTGATATAGTGGCTATTTCAACATCATTTAATTCGTAACTAGCGAAGTTAAACTCTTTTATTTCGGATTTAGAAGCTATAACTTCATTAAAATCATTTTCTAAATTTTTATTCATTGTCTATCTCCTTCCAAATACTTATAAAAATGCCTTTTATATAATCTAGTTTTTGAGCTTTACTCTCCCATAATAATGTTTCATTATCTATTAATTTAGAAATTAGGCTAAGTTGTGGAATAGGAAAACTTAAATGAATTCCTTGGATACTTAATTTTTTATTTAAAAAGTCATAGTATTCTTTTTCTAACTTTGTTCTTCCAATTCTGTTTGGAACAATGGCTTTTACTTTATTTAAATCTACTTTTTTTAACATACTTAAAACAGAATGAGTTGTAATACTATCTAAGAAAGTTGGAATGACTATATGTTCTGCAATTTCTATAAATAAATTATCTAATCCCATTACTGGAGAACCATCAATAACAATATAGTCAAATTCCTCTTTCAAAATATTTATAGCTTTCTTAAAAGACTCATTAAAAGAATTCTTAATCTTATATCCTTGTAAATGTAAGAAGTAAAGATTATCTCTTAATTTCTTAATTTTATAACTTTTACCTTCAATGAAATCTTCAAGTCCAGCTTTGCTAGTATCATCAACTTTAATACCTGCAAATTTTAAAATATCATTTTGGGAATCGCTGGTAAGGATCAAAGTTTTTTTATTTTTTATAAAAGCTTTATAAGCAGCTAATTGTAAAGTTATATAAGTTTTACCTACTCCACCTTTATTATTTTTAACAAGAATAATTCCCATAATATCCTCCTATTTTTGATTTTTTTTAGCAAAATATATTTTATGATTTTGTAAGTTTATTAATTTTGCTCCATCGAACTGAAGCTGTAAAAGTGGAATTACAGTACCTTGATTTTTGTTAACTATTGCATAGCTTCCATCTGCTCTTTTCTTTACAACTCCACAAGCAATAACATTATGATCTTTAACAGCTAGTACATAATCATCTGTATAAATATAGTTTTTATTTATTTTTATACCTGTACTTTCTAGCCAAATTACATTATCAAATTCAAATTCTTGGTCACCAGCTTGTTTATTTGTTCCTTTTATTTTTCTTTCTTTGAAATCAACATTCAAAGCTTTATAAACTCCTCCTGTTGTAATGCTGTAAAATTTTCCATGTAATTTCATTTAATATTTTTCTCCTTTCTTGTTATAAAATTCAGGTTCTTTCAATCTTTTAAATGCTCCCATTTCTATACCATGTAAGTCAAAAGATAATCTACCCCAATCTACACAGTATTTATATTTTTCAAAATCTAATTTTTCATTCTCTGGAAGCTTAGAATTTACTCTTTCAAAATCTTTTTGTAATTTACACCATTTATCGAATGGCATATTTATTTTTATATTTTCTCCCATTTATTCTCCTTTTAGGCACTTAGCAATCCTAATTCAGTTATTTTTTCTTTTATTTTTTGAGAAATAATTAAATAAAAGACTACTTCTGTATTTTTCTTAATTTCTCTGAGAGCAGGATTTTTAAATTCTTCTATAATTTCATCTTCAATTTTCAACTGCTGCTCTGTAGGTAAACTTTTAAAAACTTCCATAGCTTTGTCATCTTTTTGATACTCCTTTCTTTGTTCATTTTTAATTTTTTCTTGTTCAAGCTCTTTTTGTTCGATAGCTTGTAAATTTACTTCACAAGTTCCTTTAAACAAGTGAGCTGAAAAAACTGCTGCAATGTTCTTAACATCCTTTTTATTTTTTAGGATGTCTATTTGCTCCTGGAAGAGATTTAAAAGATAATCTATTGAATTATTTTTTAATAACTCAATTATTTTATCTTCATGCTTCTTAGAAAAATCAATTTCATTTTTCTTAAACCATTCTTTTATTTTTTTTAAATCATCAGGAGCTTTTTCTTCTTTATGATTTAATTCTTTATTTATGTTATTTATATTATGTTCTTTATTGTTGCCGTTTTGAGACAAACAAGTTTGACTATTTTTTACAAACAAGTTTGTCTCTTTTTTACAATCCAGTTTGTCGTTTTGAGACAAACTTGTTTGCTGTTTTTGGAAAACTAGATTTTCTATCATTTCATAGTTGATTTTAAAATATCTTTTACAAGGAACACCTTTATTTTTTTGTTCCAGGATCTTAGATTCAATTAAATCTTTAATTATTTTGTCTTGCTTGTGTCTACCAATTCCTGTAAGTTCTCCAATTTTTTCAATAGTTTGATAGAACCAACCTTCATCATCAGCTAAACCATCTGAAGCTTCTATAAGGATAGTCAATAAAAAAGCAGGTTCTATCCCTAAAGTTTTAACTATTTGTTTATTCAAGGTATAGTAGTTGCTAGACATTAATAATTGTTTAAATGTCTTTTCTTGCATTTTATCCACTCCTTCTTAAAGTGGTTTTTTAATGGAAGCATATTGATCAGCTATATCCTCACAAATTTGTCTTATTTCATATTCTCTTGCAGCTAATAATTGATCAGCTACTTCTTTTTTATTTTCATCAATCATTTCTTGGTTTATCATTTCTTTTATTAAGTTAGCCAATGCTTTTTCTATTTTTTTTCTATCTTTTATATACATTTAAGCCTCCAATTAATCATTTAAAATATCTTTTAAAGTCCAAATTTCAATGTTCTTTGTGCTTATATATTGCCAAAGAACTTCATCTTCATAGCCATTATCCAATTTATCTTGATATTCTTTTAGAAGCTGTCTTCTCAAATCTTCAAGTTTTTCTACTTTCTTTTCAATATATTCTCTACTTTTCATAGTTGGTCTCCTTATCATTTCATCCCTTTATACAATCTTTCAAGTTCTTTCATTGCTTCCATTAATTTTGGATGCTTAGAATTTATAATTTTATTTTTAGTTTCTTCATACCAATTTTTACTAACATCTCTATTGATATAATGAATTCTTTCAATTCCTAAAAAATCCATTTGTACTTTTCCAGGTAATTCAACTAAAGCAAATATTATTTTTGTAGTTTCATCTATAAAATATAAGTCTTTCATTGTAATCTCCTTAAAATTTCTTTTTAATTTCTTCAACAAAACTTTTATCAATGTTCAAACAGCAAGGCTGAATATAAAATTTTTCTGGAAGAATTGAATATTTAAAATCAATTTCTTTTTTTGCTTCTTCTTCAGAAGTAAATGCTGAAAGAATAGTTTTATCAGCATTAGTTATGATATAAATAGTTCTAAAATTTTCAAACATTTTTTTCACCTGCAATTTTGCAAGGATAACCTAATTTCTTTAGTTCTTCCTTAATTTCAATAAATTTTGTGTTTTCTCCATACTTGTTAATTAATTCTTGTAGTTCTGTTAGTTTCATAAATTCTCCTCCTATTTGGAGAAATATAGAAATATCTTGTATTATTATAGTGATTTATGTTATAATAAAAATGCTTAGATATTTGATTTATTTAATCAAGTTGGCTTAAAAAAGGGGTGTCTTGGTCGGGATCCCTTTTTTGTTTTACTCTTTAAAGTTTTTGTAGGCAGTAAAACCAAAATCAAAATATTCTTTTTTTAAATTTTCAATTGTTTTAAAAATTAAATGTTGTAAATCATCAGAAATATTAGCTTTTTGTAACTCTTCATACAAATCTAATATTTCTTTTTTTGTTTTTGATTCTACTTTTCCTGAATCTAGTAATCCCTCCAAAAAACTTAAAGCAGCTTCTTTAAACTCGTTTTCCATTTTTATTACCTCCCAAATATTTAATGTTTATTGTTATTTGCTAGAAGGTGTTATTCTAAGAATCTGCTCTGTAATCATTTCCTAACTTGAAAAATAAATTCTACATTCCTCCTTATTATCTTTACAAGATGATTTTTTTAAGCTATAAAAAAATATTTTATATCTTTGAGTTTAATTTTACAACTTATAAATTAATTTGTCAAGTAATAAAATTAATTTATAGATTAATTTTTATAATTTATAATTGAAAAAAATATTTTTT